GCAGGGTGATCATCTTTGCCTGCAGCCGGTCAATCTCAATGCTGTTGGTGACAACATCACCCTTGATAGCGACCCCGTTCAGGGCCAGCGCCTCGGCCGCAACAGACCCCCTGATCAGGCTGTGACCATTAATCTGCTCACCGGCAACAACCCAGTTGCTGCCATCCCAAATCCTTGTTTCGGCCCTGACTGTACTGCCGGAACTGCCTGAACTGACTGAACTGCCGCCGGCCAGTTTCAGTGTCACCATGTCACCCTGCACCGGTTGGCGGCTGCCACGGCGGTCCTGCAATGCCTGCGCCGCCAGCGCATCGCTCCAGCGTGAACTGCGAGAGGTTTTTGTGACCAGTTGCGTTCCCGGGGCACCAGCCGCCCCCGGATCCCCCGCGGGACCGACCTCGCCCGGCGCGCCAACGGGTCCTGTATTACCGGCCGGGCCAGCATTACCAGCCGGGCCCGTATCACCAGCCGGGCCCGTATTCCCTTTTGGGCCAGTTGACCCCGGCAGGCCTGCCAATCCTCTTGGACCAATCGACCCGCGGGGGCCAATCGATCCACGGGGGCCAATCGATCCCCGGGGGCCAGCCGGCAGCGCAGTCGGCACTGCCGTTACAATCGCTGATGCCGGGCCCTGCTTGCCGCTGATATGGGTCCAGTCCACCTTCAGGAACAGCGCCTGGCCGGCTGTCAGCCCGTTTAACGTCGCGGCCGTGCCACCAACGGTCATGGCGGGTTGAAAGGGTCCGCTGCGCGATGTGGCTTTCAGCACCCGATATGACGCGATCTCGCTGTCGACAGCCGGGGCATTCCAGACAAGCTGAACACCCTGCGGCAGGGATGTTGCGCGCAGCCCGGTGACCACTGACAAGCTTTGTGGCCGGTTCGACACAGCAATGTTGATGGTCTTGCGCGGCCCGCTTTCACCGCCCCAGCCCACTGCCTGAATACTGAACCGCCACCTGCCATCATGCGCCGCCGGGATCTTCACCATCTTTACCAGCGTGTGTATCTGGAAATGCGCGTCATCCGGGCCATGACCCTCGACATACCATCCGCTGACCCGTGGGTCGGCATCCGCGTCCCAGAACAGCCGCGTTTCATGGGCCACCTGGCCGTCCAGCGTTAATTGTTCAACGCGCTGGCGGATATTGCTGGCAGCTGGCATCGGGCCAGCGGACGCTGGCATATTCGGCACTGCAGCCGGCAGAGTGACGCCAGCATCGATCCTGCTATATTTTTCCGGATCATGATAAATGGCGGTCACTTCCACCATCGCAGGCCCAACCTCGCGCACGGCCACCACGCGCCATGAATCCTGCTGCGGTGATAAATTTTCTGACAACAGGGCCACCGGCGATCCCTCTGCCGGACCGGTTGGCACCGTCTCAGGATCAAAATGCAACAAGGGCGCGCCTTGTGCATCAATTGACAGCCTGGCATCTGCCTGAACAACATCGCCAGACGCTGTCTCGAAACGGGCAAGAAGACTATTGCGGGGTTGTTGCCAGCCACCGGGCAATGTTCCTGCAAGCGCGTATCCGCCGCCAGTCTGCATCCGGCCAGCTGACAGCACCAGCATGTCACCGTTGCTCATCGCCATATCGCTGATCAGGATGATATCGCCCGGACGCACCGGATTGTCTGCAAAATGGTCCAGTCCGGCACGATAGCTGACGGCGCGGCGTTGTCCGCGTGCTGTTTCTGTCAGCCAGCGTGCATGTCGCTGTGCCTCGGCGCGCCGCCCGCATGACGACAGAAACACTTCATGCGCACGATAACCGATGGCGGCGAGCATCTGCTGGTCCACCGCCGCCTCGACTGCCAGTTGCCCGCCCAGCGCCTGATCGCGATAGCTGACAATGGCATGGCTGAACAGCGCCGCCTGCGCCGCCCCGTGATAGGTAAAATTGCCATCAATCACGTTGCGCGACGTCACCAGCACCGATGCGGTGGCCGGCGCATCGGGCACAAACCGCAGCTTGCCACCGGACCAGAAAAACATCGTGTGGATGGCAGCACACAGCTCGGCCAGCAACTGCGCTGCCTTTTGCCGCCGCCGTAATACCAGGCTGAAGGTAAAGCGCGGCGCACCGTCCACCATCTCATCACAATAGCGCGCCAGCCGGTATAGATCGAAACGGTCAATGGCACTTTCATCAAGGCCCAGACCCCACGCATCATCACTCAGAATATCGCGGATGATCCACGCCGGATTGTCACTCCAGGCCGTCTGATAGCCGCCTGTCCACTGGCCGGAATATTGCCTTGTGCGGGGGTCATAGTTATCGGGAACGCGCACCTGCCTGCCACGCAGATCAAAACCCAGCCGCGGCGGCCTGCCGGAAAAGGCGCCAGCGTTGAATGACAGCGAGGCAAGCGCCATCCCCGGAAGACCCAGCTTGTCCCATTTCAGCCAGGTCAGCGCGCTCAGGCGAACATCATCAATCACATTGACATCACTGCTCGCCGGGCCAAGGCGTGTTACCTTTATCCCCCGCCGCGGACTGTCGGTACCGCCAGCGGGAACACTGTCAAAATGCACTTCATACTGGATTTCAAACGGGCCTGTCTGCTTGTGGGTTATGGTTTCGATGTGAACACTTTGCCAGCTGCCTTGTTTCCAGATTGAAAAGCGCAACCGCACCGATGCGGCTGTAATCGCTTGCGCCCGTTTTTGCATCAGCCCGCGCGGGAACTGGATGGTAATGCGCACCGCATCCGCCGCATGGCGTGATGCCTGGCGCGGCGCATTGACAAGCAGGGGCTGATTGATGACCTGCGGGGTTTCGATCGGCTGGTCGACGATCTGCGGTAATGGGTCCTGATCAAGTCCTCCTTGCGTCACAACAAGCCCGACATCCCCGAAATTGTGACTGCCATCTTCGTTGGCCAACGGCGTATCATCAAGAAAGACCGATTGAAGGTCATCGACAAGCCCGTCAACAGGCCCGGCAGACAACACACATAACAGACGCGCTGTGCCAACCGAACGGATGCTGTTCGGTGCCTCTGAAAGGCGCGGTGTGCGGATCACAGGTTGTGATTTGCCCCCACTGCCGCTGATCCGCGCAGCCCCCACCGGTTTGTCATCTGCTGGTGCCTTGCCTTGCTTGCTCATGGCACCATTGTCCGTACAGTTACGCCTGCCGATATGATCGGCGGGGCCTCAACACGCGCACGGCCATAAACCAATGGCACAGCGGCTCCCTCACCGGTCGGTTGCGGCCCGCTGATAATGCCGCTGGGATCGCCGGCAGGCTGCCGCAATTGCGGTGCCAGTGCCTCGCTCGCTCCCGCCATCATCAGCCATGTTCCGGCCCCGCCCAAAAGCCGGCTTCCCAGCATACCGCCCAGCTCGGCGCCGCTGGCCCCGGCCAGACTTTCACCAATGCTGGAAAATCCACTTGTCAGCCCCGCCTGCACCCCCGGCACAAATGACAGTCCCAGCAAGGTCAGCCCCAGCAGCATCTTGCCCTCGCCGCGCCCATGGCCCGAAAATTCTGGCACCAGATGAAGCTGCGTCTCGTCAATCGGTTCATCCATCGCTACCCCGTCAATGGCGTGCCACCGACTTTTTGGACCAGCAAACACAGCGAATCTGCCGCGCCGCAGGGCAGCTTCAAAGCCCGGACGCTGGACGACCAGCGCGTTGATCATCTCACGCGGCCGATTGACCATCAGCCGGTGCCGCACACCAAAAGTCGCCAGGCTGCCATGCAGCCATAGATACCGGTATTTTGGGCTCATTGATCCGCATCCCCGCTGTTGTTTCTTTCTGCCATTTTCGGGTGACGCGCCCAACAGCGCAGATACCGCTGCCACCGGGCCAGCGGCTCGCGGCGTGGCAGCCGTCCCGGCTCATACCCGGCACGGCCAGCCGGATGGTGCAGCACCAACCCGTCACCAAGATAGATCAGCGCATGATTGACCATCGGGCTCAGAATATTGGCCAGCGCCACATCCCCGGCTTGCGGGGTGATCTCGGCCGGGTGCCGCTCAAACCCGCTCAGCGCAAAATGCGCGTCAAACAGATCGCCGCCCTCTTGCCACCAGTTCCATTCGCGCGGCCGGTCGATCAGCGTGATGCTGTGATGCAGCCTGTACCAGTCACGCACCAGCGCATAGCAATCGCTTACCCCGTGCCGATAGCCGCGCCGGTCCAGCGACGGCATCACCGCATCCCCGAACCAGAACACCTCACCTGCCCCGGGCATATCCGGCGCCTTTTGATGCAGCCATGTCGGCAGGGCAATGCCCCAGACGCAGGCACCGGCCATAGCCTGTTGCATGTCATGGGCTGATGGCCATGCCGGCCCATGCGGGTGCGAATGAATGATCGCTGCCGGCGGCGGCAGTGCGGACAGGTCTGACGGGTCGATCAGGAAGATGGTGGCAGGATCCGCTGCCACATTCGCCAGCCTGTGATAGACCCAGCCCGTGCCACCTGCCGCCGCTGTGACCACGCCGCATATCTCGGTCCGCGGATTGGCATTGGCATGCACCATGATGGCGGCGTCAATTGCCGCACCAAAGGGCTGACGGTCTGGCAGAAAAATCATGCTCATTGCCGCACCAGCCCCGGAAACCCCAGAAACGGCATGACCTGCTGAAAGCGTTTGCTGCATCCGGTCCTGATGGTCAGCGAACAGCTGTCCTCGGACTGGTTTCGTGTGGGCGCGCCGTCAGCGCGATAGGTCTGCGCGCCTGTATAGGGGCATGTCACGCCCGCGTAATCGAATCTTCGTCGTTCTGCGTCCCATCGGCGATAGCGGTGCTGGCAGATATCACGCATCATCACCCGTGATGGATATTGCCGGTGTTCAAGACTGGCTGCCGCCACCAGTTCGATGCGCAACAGCGAACGGTCAAGGCGCGCGATACGGTCGATGCTCCAGCTTTCAACCGGAAAACAGCTGCCACCGGCATTGGGTTGGTCCAGCTCGCTGGCCAGCGTGATGATCCGGCGCACATGCTGACCGCGCATCTGATTGCCATCCAGCGCCTGGTCAAAGACCTGTGACAGATTTGACAGCTCCAGAACCGGATGGGCTGGCGGCCCTTCGGCGCTCCAGGCGAACCCTTTGGCAGCAAGGGGATAGGCCGAATAGCGATGATTGTTGAACTGCACCCCGCCACCAACCGTGCCGCCTTCGACAAAGCGCAAGACTGCCAGGTCTGTGTCGATCTCGAACAGCGTGACCAGCCCGCTGGATGTATCACGCACCTGCTGCTTTGGCAGCGGCGAAGGAATGTTGGTGGCTGGTGCGGTCATGTGATGACTT